TCGACTGGCAATACCGGCTCTCGTACGCCCTCGGCTATCTGGTCGAGCAGTACGGCGCCGCCCGTGTCCGCCTGACCAGCCTGTCCCACGTTGTGGGCCAAGCGTTCAAGCACTGATGCGGGACAAGGGCACGACCCTGTGCCAGCACCTCGACGTGGTCACCACCGGCAGCATCGGCCACGAAATCAAGACCGCATCCTGCCTGGACTGCGGAGCCCCGGTCCTATTGCCCTCGGGCAAGGGCCATGATTGGACCAAATAGGAGGTGAATCATGGCAGCCTTTGTCATGAAATGCTCTGCCTGCGGGGATGAGTTGACGGTGTATGACTACCGCCGCAATCCCCCGAAAGAGCAGTGGCCACAGGCCTGGCATGAGCGATGCCCCAAGCGGGGCCCTCGCCAAGGCCCGCCCAAGTACGAGCACACCGCCAAGTAGCAGCGGGGGACCTAGTACGCTAGGTCCCCTGGTGCCACCCGGCACCGGCTGGGCCCCACCGTCTCACCTACCCGCCAAACGGGCCAGGGGCGGGGGACCCGGCACCCAACAAACACAGGAGGGAACCATGCACGGCACCGACCGGACCGAGAGGCCCGACCTGCACAACCCAGCCACAGGTGGCACGTCCTACCAGGCCATTCTGGAGGCCATCGCCGAACGAGAGGCCGACCTCATCGCCGAGGACGACGGCTGGCTGGAGGAAGACAACGACAACGGCCGCACCCTGCTCCACGTCGAGTTCGACGTGGTGTGCCCCGACCCGGGGACGGCCGCCCTGCTCAACGAGGTTGTGCAGGACAGCATCGACGCCGAGTGGGCAACCGACCAGGCAACCGCCCGGTCGTTGACTCTCAACGACATCCAGAACCTCAGTGCCCGGGTCGTCTGACCGGACGCAGGACCTGGAGTGGGTGTACGCCCGCTACACGGAGGCCCGGCGCTTCGGCGCCAAGGTCGCCGAGAAAGTCTGGAGGGACCAACTCTGTTGGCTCCTCCGTCAGTACCCGACAACCTAAGGAGGGTCCACCGAACACCCGCAAGGGAAGTAGCGCCCCGGAGCCTGACTCAGAGCAGGTGGGGGAGGCGCAAACCGAAGTATCCCCCCGTGCTGTGAGCACTCAGGGGGACCGGGATGTCGTAGCAGAAGCCACGGGCCATTGGTAACCGTGGTGGTTGGACGGCGAGCCCCGGCCCCCTTACCGGTAGCAGATTGAGAAAGCCCCGGCCCATTCATGGGACCGGGGCTTTTTCATGTCTCGAATCTCCACCTATCCGATAGGGATAGTGGACTCCATTCATGAATCACCAGCGGTAGATCCGGGCCTCCGCCTGGTGTGGGCTGCCCTGGGCCGAAGCCGAAGCAACTCCCAGGGCCACACCCACGACCACGAGCGCCACAAGCAACCACCTCATGGCGTGAATGGTATCTCCTCGACCACCTCGGCCTCGACCACGTCGTCCGTGCTCTCGGCCAGCGCCAGCCGCTTCTCACGGCGGCGCAGGGCCTCGTCAATCTTGGAGTCCAGATCCGGCCGGTCCTCATCCCCGCCGGGATCCTCGCCCTGGCTCATGGCCAGCCCGATGCGGGCGAACGTCTCAATCACGCCACGGCATTCACGAATGGCGGCGATGGCCACCTTCGAGTCGTCAGCGTGCTCAGCCTTCGCCAGCAGCCGGTTCGCCCGCTCGTACAGGCTGGCCAACTCCGTGAGCAGCCCCTGCCCGTGAAGGGCGGTGACCTCCCCGGCGACGGCACTCATGATTGCGGCGATGTGCCCGTTGTTGACGTGCCGAGACACCTGGCCACGGCCCAGCCCCCACCGCTCGCACACCTGGCGCTGCGACAGTTTGCCGGTGTCGCCCACGCCCAGCAGGGCGGCGTCGATGTCGACCACGTTCGGGTGGTGGCACACCCCGCACCGGACACCCACTACAGGTACCCGCCCGACTCAGGCCCTTCCGACTCAGGAGGGGCCTTCTTTATTGGCGTCGTCGCAATCATGTTGATCTGGGCGTCCACGAGGTGCGGGAACTCTCGCTCAACGTCCGTGATTCGTCCGAACGTCACCTCCCGTGCGCCCGTGCGGTCCAGGTTCGGGATCAGCAGGGTCATGGCGCCGATCTGATGCTCGTCCATCCACTCTTGGAGGTAGGTCTGCGCCACCTTCACGCCCTCAACGATGGCGTCGACCACCTTCTCGGGCGGCTGGGCCGTGAACCATTCACGAATCTCGTCGGCCTTCTCGGTGAGCCCGTCCCGTATGGACTGGACCATCTCCTTGGCCATGTCGTCCATCTCCTTGAGGAACGGCACTGCCTCATTCACGGCATTCACCAGCCCGTCCTCGGCGGTCTTGCCGAACGTGGCGATGGCCTCGACCAGTGCGGCCAGGCCCTCGGAGACGTCCTCCTCAGCGGCCCCGTAGACGATGGGCTCTGCTGCGAGTTCGGCCTCCCATGCGGCGAGCGACTCCTCGGAGAGGTCCCGCTCCTCAGGATTTTCCTTCTCGTGACCAGTCATGCGAACTCCTTGGGGTTGTAGTCGGCGAGGGGAACTCCCTCGTACCGGCGGCACAGGTAGTCGAGTGACACCTGCATCAGGTCGTAGTCGCCGTTCTCGACGTTGTTGCAGACGATGATACCCCGCCAGTGGTCGTTGCCCTGGGGTCCGAGGTAGTCCTCCTCATGGAGGTAGCAGGACCCGGCGACCAGGCCGATCTTCGGTCCGGCCACGCTCTCGATGCGGCCCCACTTGAGGCCCTGCTGGTGGCCCATCGTGAACGAGCAGCCGATGGTCTTGAGCCTGGTCTCCAGGTTCGCACCAGCGTACGGCCGCCCGGTGTTCGGGTTGTAGAAGTAGTGGGCGTACAGGACACCGTCGATGTCGACCGGCTCACGGAACCCGTGCCTGGTCCAGGAGCCCGTGTCGAACAGGTCCATCGAGTAGAGCCCGTCGAGCGCAGCGTCCTGGTCGATGGCCCGCTGCATCCGGTACTCATGATTGCCGAACAGGAAGTGGTCGTCCCACTGGCGGCGCTGCACCTTGGTGGCCGGGCCGTCGAGCAACTCGAAGCCGTAGTTCCCGGCGGCGATGTCGTCGTTCACCCGCCTGCCCTCCATGTGGGTGCCGCCCTTGCGGTCGTATGAGGACAGGGACCCCATGTTCCAGTGGTCGCCGAGGTGGATGCGGGTCAGTTGCTTGCCCCCGTACCGGTCGGCGCAGTAGTTCCCGATCCAGGTGAGGTGGTCGATGGGGCGACCGGGCTCGACCTGGGTGTCGGGGATGATGAGGTGGGTGCGGGTGGTGTCTTTTCGGGAGGCCATCGTTACTCCAATCCTACCCGGTCGAGGGCCTTCATGACCTGGACGTGAAGGTCCCCGAGGGACCCGTCGTTGATGATGATCTGGTCGTAGGGGTAAGAGTTGAGGGCGGTCTCCGAGATGTGCTGGTCACCCTTGGCCCTCGGCATTGTGGGACGTTCGACTCGCCACATCTTCCCGCCCCATTCATGGATGGCCTCGGCCTCGTTGGGGAAGCGCACGTCGGTGATGACGTAGTCGACACCGGGCTTCATGTCGACACGGAGGGCGTCGACCCAGCAGTCCTGGCCGTGGATGTTGCGACCGCCCTCGGTGCCGTACCGCTGGAGCAGGCGCCGAACGTCCTCGAACTCTGTCTTCGCCTTGTCCCACCCAACCTTCTCGATGAGCGTCGAGAGGGGGATGCTGCCGCCGTACGCCATGACCCGTGGGTCGAGGGCCAGCAGCCCACCCCGCAACTTGTCGGCGAACGCCAGCCGGGTGAAGCCACGCTCCACCAGGAACCCACCGACCGTGTCCTTCCCGGCCTGCATACGCCCGGCCAGCCCGATGATGAGCCCCGGCTGGGGCACCGGCAGCAACTCCCGGTAACGCATGAATGCCATGAGGAAGTCCTCCTCGTCCTTGTTCGGGGTGCTCGCACCCGTCCAGCGCAGCCCCACACTCTCGGGCAACTCCAGGTCCACGAGCACGTCGTGGTCAGCGGCCATCACCTCGGCCGGAATGGGGTGGGCGAGCCCGAACGCCAGGGCGATGACCGCCTCGGCACTCTCCTCGGCCTCCATGTACGCCTGCCCGAACGTCGAGTGCTTGAGCGGCCGCACCAGGTCCCCGAGGTACGTCTCGGCGGCATCGTGCAGCAGCCCAGCCAACTTGAGTTCGGGGGGTAGGTGGTCGGCCACGATCATCGAGTGCCGGGCCACCGAGAGGAAACCCCCGACGTGCCCGTTGTA